CATAAAAACGTGAACGGTGTTAAGTCGCAAATGACTTTGCAAGAAGCTTCTATTGCAGGTGCTAACATATTTATTTATTCTAAACTTATAAAATTTATTCAGCTATGAACGAGTTGATTCTCACAGAACTTTTAAAACTATCAGTACCCACAGCATTATTAGGATTGATTAGTTACACTTTATGGAAACGATTTGATGCCAGGGTGAAACAGAATGAGCAGGAATTGAGAGAATTAAGAACAAGATACGACAATGAAATCATTGATACACGTGGAGAGCTGAAAGAAATATTACATGAAAATACTATGGTAATGCAAGAGATTAAATCACAAGCTAAAGCAACCAATACGATTATGGCCAGATGTGCCAATGTAATGGACTGTTTAACGCAAGAAATTAAGAAAGTAAAACCCGATTTTGTAAACAAACACCACTCATAAAAATACATAAAATGAAATTAAACAAAATTCTAACAACGCCAATCGGTACATTCTTAAAAGGGTTCACATCAATAGTACTTGCTATGTGGGTATCTGAATTGACACAAGGTCATGACTTATTTAGCATGGATGTAGCAATGATTAAAAAACTAATGGTTGCAGGTATTGTGCCAAACATTCACGTTTTAATCAATTGGATTAATCCCGAATACAAGCAATACGGTATGGAAAAGAAGTAACATCCACCGCTAAATTTCATTCATTCATCGCATTTGTTTTGTGGGGTGGTAGGAGTTTTGTAGGTTTGTGGGAGTAACGTTCCCACGCTTGGCGAAGGTGGCGATTATAACCACAAATGCCGATGCGGAGAACAAATGTTGAATACCGCAGTAAATGTCGAGCGGAGTACTGCACCGCCACTTTTGCCAAACGTGTGTTATACGCTGCCTTTTATTTGTCTGAAAAATATTTTTGAAAAAGTTTGTATATTCAAAACAATGTTGTATATTTGTAAACGAAATCAAATATATATAAAATATGAAATCATATATTCATCAAACAGGAACAAGGATGCAAGGGTACAACTCACACAAAGAGCATTGCTTTTATGAAGATACCACTAAAAGACAAATGTTTTTAATCATTGAGCAAATGGCTGAAATGCTTAAAGACCAAAATCAAGATTGGGTTGATAAAGCAAAACAAGAGCTTGAAACTTTAAAAATAAACGGTATAAAATGAAAGCAAAAAAACAAGGCGGTAAACGTAAAAACGCTGGCAGGAAGTCAGCGTTTAATGAACCGACAAAAACTGTTAGTTTTCGTTGTCCGCTGTCAAAAATTGACGAACTAAAATTATATGTTACTGCTAAACTTTTGGAGTGGTCGGTAAAATAGCAGGTAACGGTTTCGGGCTTGGCGAAGGTGGGCTTGTAGGATGCCCAATTTTAGCAGGATGTTTCTGCCCACTTTTGCCAAACCCGTGTTAGCTGCTGGCGGGATTATTCAGCACTAAATTTTAATTGGAACACTAAAGAAAGTTTTTTAAAAATGAGAAGCGAGGGAAAAATATTTAATACTGATTGTTTGCTAACATTAAGACAAATGGAAGCAGAAACTATTGACTTGGTGGTAACATCTCCACCGTATGACGATTTGCGTAATTACGGACACGATACAAAGTTTATGTTTCATTTGATATGCAATGAACTTTGCAGAGTTTTAAAACAAGGTGGAATAATTGTATGGATAGTTGCAGACCAAACAAAGAAAGGAAGTGAAACGCTAACATCGTTTAAACAAGCATATTCATTTGTAGAAAACGGATTGAACCTACACGACACTATGATTTGGAAAAAACCAAACCCAGTTCCAACTCAAAGCACTCGATACCAACAAGAATTTGAATATATGTTTGTGTTTAGCAAAGGGAAGCCGAAAACATTTAACCCGATTAGGATTAAAAGCAAATGTGCTGGAACTAAAGTTAAAAAGCATAGAGCTGTAAAATCAAAACACAACTACAATGAAGAAGGTGTTTATGTTGTTTCTGATACAAAAATGATTGGTAATGTCTGGGAAATAGCTAACGTAAAAAACGATAGCAAACACCCTGCAATATTCCCTTATGAACTTGCAGAAAAACACATATTAAGTTGGAGCAAAGAGGGTGATTTGATTTATGACCCATTTATGGGAAGTGGAACAACTTGTATAGCTGCCAAAAACAATAATAGAAAATTCATTGGTAACGAGATAAATTCAGAATATTATGAGTATTGTAAATCTAAATTGTTTTGAAAAAAAAAAAGAGCGTGGGGCATTTTTAAAAAACTTTCTCCCACAAAGCTACATTTGGAGCAGTCAGCCCCGCTTGCAGCTAACGTTTGGCAGCCTTGTACTGCCAGCCTATTTACAAAGTCGATTCGGCTGGTAGTTCAAGACTGCTGTTAGTAGCTGGACGGATTATTAAAACTAAATATTGTTAAAATGGAAAAAACGAAAGAAATTCACAAAGCATTGAAAAGAAGAAAATTTGTTAATGCAGAAATAAACGACATAAAGGAAGCAATTGATAGATTAACTAAAATAGTCAATGGTTTTGAAAAAGAAAGGAAAATTTTAGATTTCGAGCTACATAGTTGGGATATATTTTCTAATAAAACTAACTCGTAGTCTTGCTACTAACTATCCGCTAACACCTATAAATGTATTACAATTATGAAGCTACTCACTAAAACAAAGGTTATAAGAATTTCCGATTCACAACATAAAACACTTCAAAAAATGAAGTCTTATAATGTTGATGTAGGACATTTTATCCGTGAAGCAATAAAAGAAAAAATAAAACGAGAGTACAAAGATTTAATTCCTAAAGTTAAAAATACTTGTCCTTTTTAGATAAAACCACAAAAACACAAATAAACATAATACGAAAAATAAACCGATATACAAAACTGTGTTGTCGGTTTTTTCGCTTTCTTTAATTTTAGTTTCGCTTTCTTTTTTTATACTCGAAACTTTATTTTCTATTTTATCTTCTGTTTTATTAATTTTGCTTTTATCGTTTGTAATAACTACATTAAAATATCTTTTACCGTCAATTATCATAGGTTTAAGCGTGTCAAATGGTTTTAAGGTAAATATATCGTTTAAAATTATTTCTTGTCTTAAAACGTGCTTATTTTCGATAATTAAAGAATCGCTTTTAAATGTAGTTTGTTTGTTAGAAACTTTTCTCGTTCCACATGATGATAAAAGTAAAAGTATAATTATTGTTTTTAAAATAGTTTTCATATATTTATTTTATTATATTTGCATCGACAGTAATTAGAACACCTCTCGGCTATAAATGAAGTGCATCAGTCTAATTCTTTTATCGGTTAGTTTTAAGCCAAAAAAATTAACAACAAAGCAACACGAAGTACAAGTGTTGCTTTTTTTATTGTATTTATAATAATAAAACCAAAAGTATAATAACCGCAATAGTAGCGGATAATAATAAAGGATAGTTATTTTTCATTTTATAATAAATTGATTGTTCAATACATCCACAGTAGTTTGATTCTTAACATTCTTATATTTAAGACCTACTACTACACCCTTTTCATCAAGAAACCTTAAATCAGTTGTATCACCATTTATAACCTTGAATCCTTTATAAGTTTCAGGTAATTCTTTATGAAATACAACTGCAACATTGTGTCCACTAAGTAACAAATTCCTGCAATATTTATCCCAGTTTCCTGGCAATCCATTGTGTGAATAAGTTACATGGTAATTTGAATATTCATCCATGAGCTTCATTCTGCTAAATACTTTCGTATAATCGTAGAATTGAACATCAGGGTAAAGCTTCAAATAGTTCACTCCCGTCACTCCGTTCAAACCGCCAAAATCTGTTGGGTCAATATCGCTATCGCAATTTAACCGAGCTGCTAATTTCTTTCCATCTTTGTTAGCTTTTCTTATTGCTGCATCTAAATTCTTTCGTAATTCCGCGTGAAATAAATCAGGCTGCTCAAACAACATTTTAGTACGTTTAATTCTAGCTGCTGGAATTTTAGTATCAATTTTTGCCCTTCCTGATGCGTATAAACAAGCTGCTATACAACCTTTTGTTGCATTTGGACAAACTGAATAGCCACTAATTGTGTTTGGAGCTAGGTAAACTCCGAATGTCATATATCCTAATTTTTCACCTTTTTCTAGTTTACTTGAAATGTTAATTGCACCTATGTACATTTAATTTGTTAGTGCAAATCTATGATTTGAGTGATTCTTAAAACCAAGAATCTAAGTGGTCAATAAGTTGTTTTAAAGTTGTTATATGATTATGACCTTTTACTCGCCAATAATCCTCATATATTTCTACTTTACATGGATATAATTTCACAGGACTTCTATAATTAATTATGTATGTATATCTGGAATATTCTTCTTTTTCTCCATACAATTTACAATACTCCAAAACATCCATATATTCTTTATCCATAACTTGTTCTTGTTTAATTGGTTCTGATTCATAAACATACTTTCCTACCATTGGTTTATCCCAAACAATTAAACCTCCACTTCTGTATTTACTCATATCAATAGAATCATCTATGATAATTAAACTTTTTTGATTTTCTAAATTTACTGAATAGCTTTTTCCCCAAGTTCGTTCAAATCCAGGAATATTATCAAAATCAATAGGTTCATTTTCATTAAATCTGTATTTCCTCATAATAATTCCTTTAAATTAATCCCTTGCCTGTATAATTCCGCCAAATCCTTATTTTTCTTACCATATTTATTAACAGCAGGTAGATTTTCAGGATAAACAAATTTTTCAGCATTTAAGTAGTTTCCTAGAACTTCCGTAAATTTACTTCCTGCGGTGTCTAAGTCCCCAGCTACTATGATTCTTTCATGTGATTTGATAAATTCCCAGGCTTCACTATTAAACGTGTTTTCAGGCTTTGTAGGCACTCCTTCTGACTGAGGTGCGATTCCACTAGCTTGATGATTTAAAGCGTTTACAGCGACTCTAATGTCTTTGTGGGAGCTACTTATGATAATCAACTCACGGTTTCCATAATCTATTTTAAAAGTATCAGATTTCGTGGCATTTGAAGCAATCCATTTAGATTTGTCAGTTCTAAGAGGTTGATAAACCTTGCAATTACCAGAATCAAACGTGAATATAGCTTGCGTAAAACCGAGATTTAGATTAACAATAGTTCGCTCGCCCAACTTTTTATCCCACTTATTCAACTTAATTGTTGGAGAATTTTTAATTCCGTCAAATTCAAGTTGGTCGGGTGTAATTCCATAAGTTGCATAATAATCCAGAGTTTGCTTATAAAGCGGAACTGGTTGAAAACTTATATAACACTTTTTGTTTATTGTTTCGCCCGATTTCTTAGATACATAAGTTGAATTAGTGCTGCAACCAATGTAGTTATAAGCTTCCTGACGACCTTTAAGTATCACAAGAGCATCTATTATGTCTGTGTTATGAAACTGTTTATCTGTATAATCTGTTAGAACTATCTTACCTTTATGTTTGTCTAAATACACTTGACCACCAATTCTTGAATCAGGTCTAAATGGACTTAAAACAGGTTCATAAAGTTGGGAAGTTCCGATTATTTCGCGCCATAAATTTAATTGCTCTGATTCAGAAATATCACGTATCTCATTGAATGAAAAGTTATAATTGTCTTTTAGGTTCATACTCTTTCATCACTTTGAAATTGCCGTTACATAAGCTAGTAGAATGTGTAATTACTGTCAAGTCAAGACGGACAACAAATCTACCAAATTTTTCACTATCTCTAAGATTCAAAAATCTCTCTGGGTAATAAAACACTTCGTGTCCATTATCTACCGCAGTTAATAAATCTACTAAACTTTCAGCAGATGTATCAAATTCTCGCGGAATCCAAGCATTAGGAAATTCTTCCAAAAACTGCTTTCTGTTAAAATCTGGATGTTCGTTGTAATATATCATGGTTATAAAAATAAACCCTCCTACCAACGTGAGTCAATAGGAGGGGGAAATTAATCAACTAATTCTTAGAACGGTAAATCATCTGTACTTTCTTCAACAGCAGGAGCAACTTCTTGTTTACCTCCAAATGAAGTAAAACCAGGAGTTTCAGATTTAACCCAACCAACCTGCATAGAAGCAAAGTTTGACGGAATATTTCTGTAAGCAGCATCTTTTTCCCAGTTATTAGACAAGCTTTTCAATACATAATCCGCTTTTGCTAAACGGTAGTAAGGGAAAATTGCCGCAGTTTCAGCAACTGAATTGATATATACTTTGTCATCTTTTGGAGTGGCTTTGCTATACATAAATACTGCAACATCAAGTCCAGCCGCATGAATTTTAACCATAGCATCATTCCAACCTGCAAAATCAAAAGTAGTAAAATCATCCGCTTTCTTGAAGCATTTTTTATCTTCCAACAATTTGAAAATGTTTTTAGTAACATCATCATACTTCCAGTTAAGCTGCATCACTAACAAACTCAACAAACCTTCTTCACCTTTTCTACCATGACGAATTTCGCCTTTTAAACGTTCTGCTGCACCATCAGAGCTTGTACTCCAAGTTGAATTACCTTTTGAGTCAATAAACTGCTTGTTTCCAGCTTTACTCATTGTAAGCTCGTTTAACAAATCATAAAATTTAACAAAAGTGTATTCTGTGCGACCAAATGCGTTTTCATAACTAATTAAAGCTCTAAGACGTTTTCCGCCAGTTTGCTCGTTATTATACTCCATTTCAAAGCTTTTCGGCTCTGAACCTGTCAATTTCAAATATTGCTCAGGAGTTGGGTTAATAGCAAGTAATTTGGCTGGAATAAGTCCGCTTGTGTATGTAGGTTTGAAAGAAGTTTGAGGAGTTGAAACTGTTGCTGCATCTGTTAAGTTAATCATTTTGTTGGTTAGTGCGCCCAATTTGAGCTTAGATTAGTAGTTTAATGCAACCACTTTGATTTCTAAATTGCCCATTTTAGGTGGAGTTTGAATACTTGTAATAGCATCAAATTGTTCCTTAGAAATAGGTTTAAATACTGTTCCACAAAGAAGTTTTTCAATATCTTTCCCTCCCTTTGCAACTACACATATTGTAGAACCTTTTAACTTTGTATGAACTTCAAAATAATTCTCGTCTGTTAAACTATTTGCATCAAACTCAATAGAATCAATAATCATTTGAATATTGTTAATCTGAGTTTTGGTTGCATAAGTTGTCATGTAAAGAAGTGCATTTCCGCAGATTTCGATTTCCCTAGTTTTACCAAGTGTAGTAATTTCTGGGTGATAATCTACATTAACACTTTCTTTTGTAACTTCGCAATCATACCAACCTCTGTAAGCTTCTGGTCTCTTTTGAATAATCAGAGTTCCTAGAAAGTTTAAAATGTGAAGTGGAGCTATGTTTCTTTGTGAACTAGAATTAAGCTCTAAATAACCGATTTGTAATGGACTGTTGCTTTTCATTTCTTCTTAATTGAAGGGAAAATTTCAGACCAATATGTGCGTAATTCTCCGTCTATAACTTCTGAAATAACATATTCGTTTTGATTTAAACGAGGTTTTTTCTCTCTTAAACCCAAAGCTATGTTGTTTTCGTCAATACTTTTAAAAGATAGAATATTTTGACCGTCTCTTCTAAACAGTTTTGCAATACCATCTGCTTTCGCAGGAAGAATCAATTTTAACTTACCTGTCAAATTTAACTCTTTAACATTTATAGTTGTGTTTTCTGGTAAATTAATATCTTTATCCTTGATATGAACTACTAGAATCAAACATTTATTGAAAAGAGGTAGAAATGGATAAAGGAGGGCTTCAAAAGCTTCTCTTGACCAAAAAAAACCATTGCCGTTAGCTAAATCTCGCGTAACATCTGTTCCTGCATAACTTTTACCAGCAAGAGTTTTTTTGTACTTCATTGTACCAAATTCTACACTTAAATCATCAAGAGCTGTCGCAGAATCTATAATTCCAAAATCATAAGGAGATTTACCGTTTTTCTTGATTTCTTCTTCAAGTAAGGTCTTAACTTTACCTAATGTTACCAGCAGACTTTCGCCATTTTTAGCTGCTTCTTTTTGAATATTGATACTCATTCCTTCATAAAACTCACCACTATTTTCAAAATCAATATTTAAAGAGTTTGGCAACTGCATTAAGTTTGAAGTTTTACCGACTTTTGGTGCTGAAACAACCATTAAAAATCGTGGTTCATCAATACTGGGTTTGTGGACTTTTGTAGGTAGAATCAATTTATTTGTTAGTGCATAACCACATATTCAATTCCGTCAAAAATGATGCTTTTAATATCAGCTCGTAATATCGCATTTTCATCAGAATCAAATATATGCTTATAATCATCACCTAGTTTATACCAAGTACAGAAAATGTTTTTGGGTTTCTTAGATTCTACAATCTGGTCAATAACCTTTTTAACGCCCTTTTTACTTTCACTAGCTTTTCTAATTGCCAGAATATCCTGCTCTGTGTAGGAAGATTCAGGAACTAATTGAACTTGAAATAAAACATATTGAGGAATCCTGTTAAGAATATCCCCAACTGTTTCTAATAAAAGTGTTTCATCAATTCTCTCACAATCAAAAGTGATTGGATGTTTACCATTTGAATAAGTGATAGTTGTCATTGTGTTTAAATTAAAGATGCTGAAAATGTGTGGTTTGTTTGAAAACTAGAATCAGTTTTTACCAATTCAAATTTGAAAGTTTGTACAAAAGTTGAATCATCTTTGCAAGCAAAAACAATTGTAGATTCTGCTGCATTAAGTCCAACCAATGTAAAGTTTGAATTAAATGATTTTAAAGAACCTTTTGGGTTTCTTTCTGTTACAATTCTTCCACAAACCTTTGTAAGTTGAGAAGTTTGTTTAGACATTTGTTTCATTGATTTTACTAAATTCATAATGTTTGTTAGTTCGCTATTCCGAGGAACTGCATTAATAATTTCAACTGTTGTTTGTTTTTGACATTAACCTCCATGTCATCATTGAAGCTTTTGCGGATAAATACTTTATCAAAGGTTAGAGTTAAAAACCAATCTCCTGATTTACTCCAATATTCATGTCCAGAATCACTCGTTTTATCCCAACCTAAGTCAAGTATATCAGTTTCATCTAAATATTTTAGAAGCATCTTATCTTTTGTAACCCCAATACTTCGATAACTTTCGTTATTTTTAATAGTGAGTAAGAATGTATTTCTAAGTTCTAAGTAATTTTCAATAATCCCTTGAATATCACCAACTTTACATTCGATAAATTCAAAAATTATCTCACTATCATCTGGTTTATACCACTTCATTTTGATACACGTTTAAGGTCGTCTATAACTTGAAAATCAATCATAATTTCTTGTTCTACTGCATCAAATCCTCCTAAATATTCAACCCAAGTGTTATACGAGCTTTCAATCTCTTGAATCTTAGGAAAGTTTGTTCCTGCTTCTCTGCAAAGTGCATCTTTCCATAATTTCAAATTGTCAAGAGATTTTGTTGCATTTAAACGTGTTAAAGCATCAATTGAAGATTCATTTCTAAGCATTACATTATCAATTACTTTAAGATAAGCAGTTAATGTAGCTATTGTTTTAGCAACTAACGCATCATAAGACTGTTTAAATACAATATCTTTATGATTATCAACTGCTGGATTAACTAATAATGCTGCAAATTCTCCAAGTAGCTCTTGTAGTTTGGAATAGTTTAGAACTTCCTGACAATTCTTAATTTCTGAAACTAATTTAGCAACAGAAGGTCTGTTTGTTGGTTCAATGTCTGTGAAGTATTTAGATAAAACTACCGCACAATCTGATTTTGATAAGCTGGAATAACGATTCATTGTAATTTCTGGTTGTTGAATTTGTGTAACTGGATTTTCTAACTCTTGAATGATTTTTAAAATAGCCCAATTAATATTTGATTGCTCCATAGAATGTTCTGAATTTGTAATTAAACCTATGCCATTCTTTCTTTCATTACTAGAATATCTAGCTCTCAATGCACTTATTTCTTCCGTATTAGGTAAAGAATCTAATGCATTTTTTACATAACCTTTTTCCAATTGCTTTCTAACATAAGAATAATCTGTTCCTACATTAATGAAAGAATTGCTACTTCCTGAGATAACAATGTTACCGTTTCCTGTGATGTTCATTTTGGTTTATTTTTAAGTGTGAATGATGTGGCTTCCTTTAATTCAAGAACTTGCCCGTCAAAATAAAGCGGAACTTCGATGTTGCTTACACCAAAGTTGTTTTTAAATATGTTTAAGCTACGAAAATAGTCTTTATAACCTAAATCACCTGTAATTTGATAACCATTATGTTGAGCTAATTCATTCCTATATGGACTAAATAAACCTAAACATAATCTATAAGCTCTACCAACCCGTTTATTATCTCCTAAACCATTAAGGCTGGGTTTCAATTTACCGAGTTTAACATTATCTGTACCTTCCATATCCGCAGATTGCTGGTGTACATTAAATATTGTGTAGTTATATCGTTTACAAAGCTCTTTTAAGGCATAATTACTCCATATCTTCATAGTACCTGCTAAATCCGCACCTTGTTCACCGTCAAATTCATTTAGATTATCAAGAAATATAACAAAAAACGAATCAGGATTGTCGGGAGTAAATGATTTTTCATAGGTTTTACCCGTTCTTTCATTCTTTTCCTCTTCAACAGTTCCGCGTTCTTTGATATAAGCCTTTGCATCCATGAAAATCTCTGTTGGGCGAGAAAGGGTATCAATAGCTTTTACATAACTCCTAAATTTGGGCATATAGTTTTTCTCTATTTCCTCCAAGAGTTTAAGTATTTCGGCTGGTAAAGCAACTACATTACTGTTAAAATCATCAAGACTTATCCTAGTTCCATAAGTTGTATTTAACTTAGAAATAAGTATTGTAGATTCAAAAGTTTCAACGCTTTCTTCCAACAAATACATAAGTATATGAAGGTCTATATTCTTTTCTATTGCCCAATCCACGAAACTTATTAAAAGGAATTTACTTAGAGTTGTTTTACCAACCCCAGAACTGGCTGATACACAGACATTTAAACCTCTGTTAAAACCAGCTATCTTTGCTCGCAGTTTTGGAAACGGCATAGGTAAACAGTTTGCAATTCCTAATATAGCATTTTCGCGCTTAATTCTAGCCATTTCTATTCCTGTCATAGCATTTCACAATAAGCATCGGTACTTGTACTGCTTTGAGATTTAAGTTGCTCAAATACAGCAGGTTCAAGAATTTCGCTTAGTTTTTTAGTGTACTGCATGGCTGACGTAGCATAATTACTTAAAGTTTCTGCTATTTCTTCATTAGTATAAATTTTACGTAGTTTTGCAAGTTGCTTCTGATTAACTGGATAACAAAGCCATCTATTTCTAGTTGCTTTATTAAATTCCGCCAAACTTTGACCGTTTACTTGAATCAAATCCTTAATTCCCGACCAATAATCCGTAATTATTTCAGATTTCTCGCTTAATTCAGATGTTGCAACATAAAACCCTTCTTTCCAGCTTATCCAACCTTTTTCCCACATTTCTTGCATATAATCCGTTATAAAATGCAATTCTTCGGGTAAATCAGACGGATTCTGAAATGGCTTGACACTCACTATTGCACTTAAATAGTTGTGTATTTCGTGTATCAAGGTCAATGTTTAGTGATTTAATTCTCTCAAATAATTCATCGCGCATTTTGCAGTAATTTCTGTAACTCGGAGAACCAAGAAATATCTCAACTTCCGAATAGTTCTGAAATTCTACTCCAAAATATTCAGTCATTTTTAAATAACTTATATCTCCGCCAACATTTGCTTCCCACTTTTTGCGGATTTGAATAGATTTGAAATATTCAACCAGAAATACAAGTTTATCGTCATTATCTAGTTTATGATAGATTTGCAATAAATCTGTTAAATCTGAATCTGAAAATTCATTATCAATCAAAACTAGATTATCTGTCAATCTACTTGCACTATCTGTTGTTGAACGTTTCTTTCTTCCTAACTTTCTAATCTCGTCTATCATGTGGGACTTAAACCGTTTACATAGATTTGCGGTTAATCGAATTTTTGGCTCTAAATCATTAATTAGGAATCTAACTAACTCTTTATCCTTAGCTTTCATTTCCTGAAATTCAGAATCGGGAAGAAAACCTAATGTAACTTTTAACCAAAAATCCTGTACACAATCTTTACCCAATCCGTTTTTATGAGCCATTTTTAAGCACTCACGAGTTATTGCTGGTATAAGAGGTTCTATTCTATCGCGTGTTACAAAGCTCAAATAGTTGTTTTAGTTAAAGCCATTTTACAAATTGACTTTCTAATTTAGTAATTTGCTTTTTCAAGCTTTCTACTTTTTTCTTACGTTGAATTTCAACTGCTTTTTGAGCATCTTCCTCATTAATAAAAGCATCTTTATTCAATTTGAAACTTCTCCAATTTCCTTTATTATGTAGCCACGTTGGGTCAAATTGGGAAGGAGTCAATTCTTCATAAGTAACGCCCGTACTAAAAGCAAATTTTGTTACGTAATATTTCATAGTCCGAGATTTAGTTTAGGAATATCCTTAATTGTAAAAGGAGTGTTGTATTTCCGATTTAATTTATCTAAGTTATAGATTGTTTCAATGTAATAATAAGAGTAAGCAATATCTCCATAATACGTAGTATAAGGTCGGCACTCTTGAACCAAGAAGGAATATAAAATCCTACCTTTTCTCCACTTATATTGCAAAGTTATGCGAATTTTATCAATTTTACACCAACTCCAATCTTTCCATTCAGAATTTAACCTATGTCTCATCACTCCAATCATTATTAAATTGTTCCAAGAAATTCATTTGATAAGTTGGAAACAATCCCATTAACCAATTCTGCCAAATTATAAATGCTTGAAAAAATTCAACAGTCCCCATACTTTGCTTGCAATAAATGGCAGAACCTTCTTCTCCTGTATAACAATCGTCAAAAGGAAACTCATCCATAGCTTCTTTCATTTTAGCCATAAGTTCGTTTCCATAAACTGTAATTCTGAACCAAGAATCTCCGAATTTAAGAGTTGCACCTTCAAATTCAATTTTGTTTTTAAAATTTACCAATATCGCCATGTTTTTGATTTACGGTGATTATAAGGATAATGTGGTTCTTTACCACTTAATTCTCTAAAAATAGCCTGTTTTTCGCGACTTCTGTGAGAGTTCCAATAAGAATGAGTGTAAGACTTAGGAGCATGATTCTTTTCATTGCCATACTTAACCTTTGGATTTCGCTCTAACGAGTGAGGAAAAGAGATGAAAAACATTCCATTAATCCTAACACCTGACTTTGTAGAACGCACATTCCAACCTAAATCACAGGCTATTTTCAAGATAATGATTTCATAAATGTTCATCTGTAATTATCTAATGATGTAAACTGTTCATCTAACTTGTAATAATCGGCTGGATTTACTTTCAATTTTCGCCTAGCTCTGGTTTTAATCACAACAGGAATTAAATATTTATCATCAGATGAATACTCGTTTCTACCCTTAATAGCTCCATAAGGTTTCATCTTCCATTTTCTGTGAATAGCTCTGAAAGTCTTCATAAATTTGTATTTTAGATAATTGCCTAGTTTTCTTCTTAAACTTACGTTCAAAATTAGCTTTTTCCATTCTACTCCACTTTCCTTTTAAATCATTATTAGATTTATCAAAAGATTTATAACCGTAAGGCTTCATTTTATTAGTTCTAGGTTTTAACTGTCCTAGCTTTTCATAAAATGTATATTTAACCTTGTATTCCCGTTTAACCAGATTGCAGTTAAATAAACTAAGTATGTAATCCAATGTTTCGGAGTTTACTGGAATAATTTCATCTGCATACCTAATCTTATCAGACCAGTTATAGTAGAAAAACAGCCCTTCTTTATCCCAGATTAATGAACTTTTCTCATAATCCCAAGTTCCAAAATAACCCCAATCAAAGTAAATTTTATTTTTCTTCTTATGGGTTATATTGAACTCGTAATAATCAGAATCTACTTCACCTTTATATTTCTGAAACCAAGTTAAACCTTGAAATTCAATGCTGAATTCAGCTTTTTGAAGACTTGAAAGAAGAAAATGTCCGTAATCATTAATTTCAGGAAATACAAACGTTTCAGTTATTTTGACTGTACTTCCTAACCTTGTCTTGAATCTCTTCTGGTAATTTCCCATAGATTTTACTGTTATAAATTCCTCTTAACCACTTAACCTTCTTAACATTGTAGTTAGAAGCAAGTCCACCAAGTTTCTCTGTAATTCCAGGAAATTCAGTAGCAATACTTAAACCCTTTTCTTTGCACATTTCCCTGAGCTTGTTGAACTCAATTCTGAATTGTGGATAAATATCGGTTTCCGAAATAAATCTTCCTGCGAGGATAGAATCTAGGTTTTCGACTATATAAGCTATGAACTGTTCTTCTGGATTCGTTTCAAAAACAAATTGATTGTTTAACCGCTTAGTTCCATTATACGGAAACCAGATATAATTATCAATAACTTCGTAATCATGCTGTCCTTTTGACACTTCCACATCTTCACCTTTTGCATTTTTGATACAATAATGAGTGACAGGAACTACTTTTTGAACTCTTTCTCCTTTAAAATCTATGTAATTTTTCATAATAAACTTAATTGATTAGAATTTCCTTCAATTTCAAAAACTATTTTCTCAACAGCTTTGATGTAATAAGTATGGTCTATTTTATAGTTTTGTGCGTTTGTATCAACAATTTTGTTTAAAACCGTTGTTTTCCAGCCACTTTCAACCTTAGATTCACGACCATCCGCATAACGTTTAACTAAGTACGTACCATTTTTAGATACAAAATAGCGCGTAACTTTTTGACCGTACTTTAATTCACCGTTTTCAAGCCAAACAAACTCAAAGTTACTTTTCTTTTTAATGCCAGCGCAGAAATCAAATATGTTATCATGGTTTTTAATGAATGTTCGGTAATCAACACCCCGTACAAAATATTCCTGTAAAGCTAAGGGTATGATTAGAAATGAGGGATTTTTGTGATAGGCTTTCATATTAACAAAGTCTTCATAAATCTCAAACATATCACCTTTCCGTTTAACCTTACCATTTGTATAAACTGCCAAATAGTTGTTTACATTATTAATCACCATTTTTGAATATTCCGCATATTCTAATTGCAACAATGTTTCTTTTTCAAAGTTCTTACAAATCTCGTAGTATTTATCCAAATATTTACGCTTGAACTTTATTGTGATACCATCCGTTTATCTACTATCTTTCAACAGTAGCCCGACTATATCTTATATGAATAAATCACATCCTCCCGTTTCGCAAGGTTACTTGCTACTCTACTCAGTTCAATTTTCATTGCTTTTCGATAGTCTGTGAACTTTACCCTCATCAGGTCTTAGTTGCTGATTGTCCAATCCTGTAACTTTTTATATCGTTGTGCGTTTAGATATATCTCAATCTTCCGTTTTAGCATACAGGCTCTAAGGAGTTTCCAGCAGTTAAAGAGGTTTTACAACACCAAAAGTCTAGTGTTATTCTGCAACATTGTTACATTAGGAATTGAATAAAGGGCTTCTGAAAGCATTGAAATTAAAAGCTGCCCGTTAATAGTTGTAGTCAAATTATACCGCTTAGAGTAAAACCATGATGTTTCTTCACCTGATTTACCGTAAGGAATGTTTGCCGCTTCTTTATAACCTTTTACAATTACAGAGCTTTGTTCACCTTTTGGTTTACTCTTTTCAGCCAATCTCACATCAACTATCTTCTCTTTGTAAGTTTGTAATATCTCTAATCCTAAATGCGGAGGAAAGATAACTGGTGAATTAATCTGTTTAAATGCTTCAATCCTAAACTCCGCAGGTTGGGTTAATAACCACAGATAATAAGTAATTGGAATACTTGGATATAGGCTGGAAACATCTGCATCCATGATAATCTCATCAGATTCAACAGTATAAACTCCTGGTTTAATACATTGATGTAAACCACCATACCCATAAATAAAAGCTGAATCTCCGCGACTTAGCTTATAATTGAGGGTAAATAAACCTTTATCCTTTTTCTTCTTTTCATTTGATTCTTTATCCGCGCTCCATTTTTCTGACTTAAAACGTTCTAAAACCTTATTAAATTCTGGTGTATTAAACTTAATGTAAGGATAAATCAGTTCACCAATATTTATAGTTCTTAAATTCTCACGAGTTCTTGCTTTAACCTCACGTTTATCATAACCTGTTGATTCACAATATTTTGTAAGTAATATTTCCATACCTATCTTACCGTTATTGTAGTTAATGCAGGGTATTTTTATATCCTCAGATACTGAAAATCGCAGGTCAAGTTCATCAAGAATTTTAGAAAATATAAGTTCAGTTGCATCAATGTCATTTACACAATATTCCTCTGTAAGGTTTTCTTGTTCTAACGTGTATTCAATATCATGTGCGAGCGGCATTTCCTCTATATCTTTCATTCTCATAGAGTATTCTAACCATTTTAAACTAGATTTTCTGGCAGAATTGTCGTAATGAAGAACTTTATACACATCAATTTGTTTAGACGTAAGTTTCCATTCGGGAATAATTGAACCAAACTTCTCATCATCTGGCGTATTAATTATCCGTTGAGCTTCAATGTAAATTTCATTTGCAGTTCGCGGTTTCTTTAATATAAACTCAATTACCTGTGCATCAAAATCTAGGTTGTTAAAACCTACAAAATAGTAATTTCTTGAACTAAGAGATTTCCAATGAGAAACAAATAAATCATAATCGTTTCTAAATTTAGAAATTTTATATGTTACTTGCTTCTTTGACTGGAAATCCCTTAGAACAATTAGAAAACATGATTTTGTGGTCTCAATGTCATAAACCACGTAATTCAATTTTCCGTTTTAGTGGTCTCTATTCTAAATCCATATAAAAACTCAAACACATCTTCCCAACCATCAATGTCCAAAGCTACACAAAATATAAAAGCTAGACTAACTATTATTTGAGCAACTCCTATTAACGGTGAAAGAGAATGAAATATGTGAATTAGAATAATTGGAATTATAGACATAGGAAATCTTTTATTCCTTTTCCAAATAAATCCTGCATAAACTACAAGAAATAAATCGCATAAAATTAAAACTATAAGTGGTATCATAATGTCCGTAAAAATTTCGTCAAATTGTGAATAAAATCTTCCTGCGTTTCATTATAAGGAAACCAAGCAAAATCAGCTCGCTTGATATTCCACACATTCCCACCAAACTTAACCTCTTGTAGGCAGGAAATAACTAGAATTACACTTACAGAAGGTAATTCATTTATAGAAGTATATTTTATAGCATATAATTTTAAATTAGTAAATCTATTATCTAAGTTATTATTACTATTTTAGGTATAGTACCAACAATTTCATTTGGATTACCACCTTGAACACCATTAGATTTACCAAGAGGTATTAATATTGAAGAAGGACTTATTAAAGATTCTGAACTATTTACTTTATAATAAGAATATACATATTGTATCATACCAGAAGTATGTTTTCCACCATATGATAAACTTTCAATTTCAACTTCAGCAGCTTGTTGTTCTTTAACGTCTGAAAGTTTTTTAATTTTCCACCCTGAAATAGTATTAAAATATTTATCTACTCCTTCAGCGTTAGTCCATTTACGACCTCTTAAATTAATGTCAATTTCTACTTCTTGACCAATTACATAATCTTTTACCAATTCGCTTTTATTACCTCCAAACTCTACTAAAATTGACTGTGGGTATTGTTCTGCGGTTTCAATTACCAATTCGCTTTTTTGAAATTTTTCATTTCCTACGTTTTCATTCTTTACTGAAATTCTACCTGTTACTACCATTGTTTATTATTATTTAAGTTGTTAATATATTCTTGTTTTAATTCACTTGCTTCTTTTATTCTTGCTTCCATTTTGTCACAAATAACGTCATCTTTTGTTACAATTATTTCGTGCCAATATTCTATACCGTCTATAATACAATAGTTGAAGAAATGCGCCTTATTTCGATTCGTTGCCATCATTTGCAATTGCATTTGGTAAAGATACTGATCCTTTATTTCATTTGTTGCAACTAATTTGAAAAAAGTAGATGGTTTAGGACATTTTATTTCTAAAATCGCATCTTCGCCTACTAATCCATCGGGACTCGCTCCTGCATCTTCGCCAAAATTAAAGAAACCGCACGTTTCAACTTTTAAAAATTCAGACTCTTTTAGTTCTTCAAACTTTGCAAAAGCTAAAGGTTCTAACTCAATCCCTCTTTGCATATCGTAAGATACAAAAGTTTCTTCTGTTTCTCCGTAAAGTTCTTCTACTGCTTTGTCAAATGCATAACCTTTGCCAGTTTCTCCAAGTGCTTTAATACCCATTAATTTATAAATCTCACTTGCGGTAAATTTACCTTTACGTTGTTCGTGCCATTCGTCTGACCTTTGTAAAATACTATTTTCCATAATTTAAATATTTAGCTTTTATTTCGTCTGTAATTGTATAAGATTTTTCGATTTGTTCTATTGTGGCTTTAGCTTTAAAAGCAGCTTCAAAATTACTTTCTGTAAATTGCTTTTTTTCTTTTGCTTTTGGTTGTATTGGTTTAATACGAACTCCATCCGTAATTGCGCCCATCATTTTTACGTTACGGTCTACATATAACTCAATCCGCATACCTTTCCAATTCTCTATAATATGACACTCACGACCTATTAAACCGTCTTTTTTAGCGAAACCTGCTAAAATCTTGTTGTTAGTTGAATTAAGTTTTAGTGGTTTAATATCTTCAATAAA